CAGCGTTGATAGGACTCTTCGGAGCCCAATGCGTTGAGACACCATCCAAGCGGCGTATGGTTTTCCGTGACGGCATCGGCAACAATAGTGTGCCCGCTGCCCAAGCGTACACCTTCAGTGCGCCGGCAGGTTTCGCGGGCGACATTACCCGCCAATTAGAATCGAACATTGAGCCCGCGATGCTTGTCCTCACCGATAGCATCTATTGCCCCTCTTTCGGCCTCGCAATGGCGTATGGCACAGGCGGCGTCGGGCAAATGGGCACAGGCACGTACCAAACGGCGGCAGTGTTTGCCGGTATCTTGGTGCGCGCGGTCCCGCAACAATCCGGCAGTCAGTCGGATGATTCGGCAGCGCCTCCAGCCGGCGGCACGCCTGACCCGGCTTTCCCTCATGGCCTGATGGTGCGCGGTTACGCCGCCGTCATTTGCGGCTATGGGACACCGGCTCGTGGCGGAGTTGTTTACGTCCGCGTTGCTGCCACAACTAACAACGAAGTTGTGGGCACTTTTGATGCGACCTCCGACTCCACTAACAACGTGGCGCTAAGTTTGACTCAAGCGTCGTGGGCAACGGACGGTAAGGACTCTAACAACATCGCCGAAATTCGCATTGCGCGGTAATCGGTAACACTGAAAGGAAATTCAGATGAAACGTAGAATGACATTTCAGGACCGCGCGGCACAACGGCTCCTGTTAAACGACCGGGGCGGCCAACGCCGTCGCTTGCACACTAAGGACAGCACCTTAGCGTTTTTTGTAAACCAGTTAGAAAATCTTGACCGTCGGCTCTATGAGCCTTTGGTCTCCGTCTCTTGGGGCCGTGACATAAAACTCCGCCCCGGCATCACGATGAGCAATGAAAGTACGTCTTTCATCCGCTCGGCTTTCGGTGGCGCTGGCACTTTGAGCAACGGCCTCTCACTCGGCGGTAACATGCCGTGGATTTCCGAAGAGACCGTGGACATTCCCGGCATCAGCGTGAACGGTCAAAAAATCACGCTGCCCTTGCGCCTCTTAGCGCGTGAGGTGACGTACACGTCTGTGGAGCTTGACCGCTCCCAGTTGACTGGCCAACCCATCGACACGCAAAAGATGGACGCCCTCAACTTGCTCTACCAAATGAACACAGACCAAATGTGTTACGTTGGGTCGAGTGACGTCGGTGCGACGGGTCTCCTCAACAACAGTAGCGTATCGGTGTTGTCCGTCCCGGCAGGTGCCAGCGGCTCAACCGTGTGGACTGGCAAGACTCCCGACGAAATCGTGGCGGACATTAACAAGCTCATCACTGATGCGTGGGCCGCTGCCGCTTACGCGATTTGCCCGGACAGTCTCTTGCTCCCGCCGAAGCAATTCGCGTACATCTCCAGCCAAAAGGTTTCGAGTGCTGGCAACGTGTCCATCCTCAAGTACATCAAGGACAACTGTATTGCCCTTGAAGTGAACGGACGCGAAATCCGCATTGCTCCGGTCAAATGGTTACCGGGCATCGGCACTAATGGTGAGGACCGCATGGTGGCGTACACCAATGACGAAAGCCGCGTGCGCTTTCCGATGGTGCCGATTCGCCGTGAGACCGCGTACTATCGCGGCATCCGATTCGCCGCGCCCTATCTGTGGGCTTTTGGTGAGTTGGAAATTGTTTACCCCGAGACGATTTATTACGGGGACGGCATTTAATCTTAAGATCCATCCGGGGCGGCGAGAGTCGCCTCGGCCTTTTTCTCTCGTAAACCTTTTTGGAGGAGTCCACCATGAAAGTTGTATTTTCCCGGAGCCTGCACATCGGCAAAAACTATTGGCCTGCCGGCGAGTGCGATGTGCCCGAACAAGAATTGCGTACCCCGATGATGGCCAAGCACATCAAGGCCGGCCACATCATGGAGCCCTCACAAGCTCCGCGCAAACCCGTTCACAAGACCAATCAAGAGCGGGCTACCGCTTTGCTTGAGAAAATCCACGGCCCAAAGGCAAATCTCTCGGTGGCTGAAGCTGAGAAACAAGCGGCGGCAAGTGCGCCGGCTGATGAAGCTCAGTCCAGCGGTGACGCTGACCAAGCTGCCGATGAGTCGAAACCGCAAGCGGGCAAGTCCAGCAAAAAGAATCGGTAATGTACAAGCATGGCCATTCAAACGAATATCGACCTATTTCGACGCTCCTTTCCGGAGTTCCAGGATACGACCAAGTATCCAAACGAGATGGTCACGTTTTGGGCCACCATCGCCGAGGCCCAAGTTAGAAAGTGCGCCTGGGGCGCTATGTGGTCCCAGGGCGTACAACTCTACATTGCGCATGAGTGCGTGATGGCCGCGCAAAACGTGAAGGCCGCCAAAGTTGGCGGCGCGCCCGGCCAGCAAGGCGGCATCGCAAACTCGAAAACCGTCGGCTCCGTGTCGGTCGCTTATGATTCTCAGGCAAATTCCGAAAAGGACGCTGGATGGTGGAATAAGACCACCTATGGCCAGCAATTTTTCAGACTCCGAGGTATCGCGGGGGCCGGGGTAATCCAGCTATGAGCAAACCGACGTTGAAAGTGACTGTGGACCGCACCGACGAAATCAATGAAATTTGTAAAAGGTTTCGGCGCGACTCCGTGTTGGTTGGCATACCCCAGCAAGAAACAAAACGAGACGGCCCGGAGCCAATCAACAACGCGGCCCTTTTGGCCATCAATGAGTACGGGAGCCCAGCCCGCAACATCCCGCCGCGCCCCGTAATGAAAATCGGCATCCGCAACGCCCAAAAGGACATTGCTGAGCAATTCAAACTTGCAATGCTTGGTGCCTTTAAAACAGGCATCTCTGTCCTCTCGACTTATTACAATCGGGCTGGCATCATTGCCTCGACTTCGGTCAAGAAAGTCATCAACGCGCAAGAGGGTATCGCCCCGCCATCGCCCACTACGCTTGCTATTAGGCGCGCTGGAGGGTTTCACAACTGGATAGGCTTCGGCGCTAACCTTGACCCGCTTTCGTTTCGCAATAAGGACGTTAAAGACGTTGGTGGCTTTCTAGGCACCAAGGCGCTGATCGTAACGGGCCAAATGCGCAACGCAATCACCTATGTGGTCAAAGGGGAGGAGTAGTGTCGCAAATTGATGTGACCGAACTACTCCACGACCCAGACTTTGTTGATGAGATGCAGGTCATCAATCGTTACCCGACCGTTGACTCGGGCGGCGAAAACGAGTTGACCGAGGACCCTTTTGATACAGTCGGCGCGGTCCAGCCGGCGGACGGCAAGAGCCTTGAGCGCGTGCCGGAGTCCTTGTGGGTTACCAACATGATGACCTTTTGGGTTGAGGCGAAAATCGTGGCCTCAAAGCCCGGCGAGTACGCGGCCATTTTAGTTTTTCGAGGCCAGCGCTTTGCCGTGAAACATGTTTTCGATTGGACGGCGGCTGGCCCTGGATGGTGTGAAGGCCTTTGCGTTGCGGAGGTGGCAGCACCATGAACGCAAACAACTCAAGCACGGGCGGCTACCTCGCGCCCCAGACTCCAAGTCTGCCAAAAAATCTCACCTTCACTCAGTTTTTGCAAACCGTGTTCGCCGGCATCTCGGGCTTTGACGGATCTTTGGTGCGTCCTGAATGGCAACAAAAACCGCCGAAGCTCCCCGACATTGACACCAACTGGATGGCCTTTGGTGTTGCCGAATCCGAAAGCGTCGGCTTTCCCTATCAAGATTTGAATTTGGTAAATGAGGCCTATCAGTACGGCACTCAGCAAGACGAAAAAGTTTTAGTTCAATGCTCTATGTACGGGCCGGCGGCGCTTGAAAATTTCAGGCTCCTCCGTGACGGCCTTTACACGCCCCAAAACAATGAGGCGTTGGTCGCCGCAAACTTCGGACTCATCGGAGTGGGCCGCGCTCACCGCGCGCCGGAATTGATTGATGAGCGGTGGTTTAACAAATGGGTTTTTGATGTTGGATTTTATTATCAGCAAAATCGGACTTACCCGGTTTTGACTTTTGTTTCAGTCAGCGGCAAGGCGTGGATTCCTGTCACTGAGGACACTAATTTTTCGGTATCTTGGCTTGCTCAAGAGCCGGCATAGGGAGGCAACATGCGACGGTTTCGGTTAGAATTTATGATAGTGCTCTTGTTGAGCGTGCTCACGGTTTTTCTTGTTTCAACCAAACCGGCCAAGGCCACCAACCTTTTGCCCTCGTCCTCGCTTTCAAGCGGCTATCAGGGCATTACGTCTTATAGTCAAACGGTCACCATCGCAAACGGCGGCACAACCTCCACGGTGGTTTCGCTAAAAGGTTATTCGCTTGTCGGCATCATGCTGCCAACGGCGCTCACTGGCACCACGC